TTATCTCTCACTAATCTCATAACTTCCACCATTTGATTAATATATTCTTCTGGTGTTTGTTCTAATCCAATTTGATCTTTTTGCCCACCATAATCTCTTAAACCGTAATATGGTGGAGATGTTACACACATCCTCGCCTTTTCATCAAATTGTTTAAGTGTATCTCTACAATCTCCGTATAAAATAGTATCTTTCATTTGGTAATTACAGAGATTGCGGGTTGACCTTGATTGAAAATAGTATCAACAACTGCCTCAACTTTACGGGATGTGCTAATACCTACTCTATCATATACTGGTACAGAAATCAATCCATAAGTTTTAGATTCACTACCCTTTCTTATTACTCTACCAATAGTTTGACTAATAGTAATGTAATCCATATTTCGTAGAAATATCGCTGCTTCTAATCCTTTAACATTAATACCTTCTGATAATATACTATGATGTAATACTACAAACTTTTTAGTATCATCTTTACCCCACTCATTAAGAGTATTAAAGAAAGATTCACGATCAACTTTCTTACCATCAACAACTGCACCAGTTTTGGCAGTAATATACATCCAAGAATATCCACGAGTTCTTAACTCTATGCAGAAGTCAGTTTGTGATACTAGATTAACAATTTGTTTGGTAGATCTCGCACAGATTAATACTTTATCAATGTCAATATCATCAATAGTTGATACTACATGGTCACAATCATGCTCATGTTTAAATCTACTATCATCCACGACATCTATCTTCCTAATGTTAACTTTAGGTGGTAGAATATGACCTTCTTGTACTAACTTAGGTGCTGGTACATTAACTAATACTCTACCATAAATGTCATAATCATTCATTCCTATTTTAAAAGGAGTCTTGGAATGTTTAGGTGTAGCAGTAAAGAAATAGCAACGATTAGCATACATTGAAAAATACTCTGTTGCTTCAACAAAGTTCTTCTGAACACTATTATGTGCTTCATCAAAGTATATTGTATCAACATCAATCTCTGCTTCTTGTATTCTATGAAGAGAATGATATGTTGTGAATATTAAACGTGGTTGTTTCTTATACTCCCATAGACTTACAAACATTTTTACATCATTTGCTTTAGTGCTACAAAAATATAAACTTTTACCAGTCAAATCTCCACTATGAACGTGCATCACCTGATCTGGGTGAATATTAATTATCTTCCTAAAATCAGAACATAATTGTTTCGCCAATAATATACGAGGTGCAACAACTACAATAGTTTTTGATGCACTATTCTTTGTAAATTGATACTTTGCATCCTCAATCATGCATATAGTTTTGCCACCACCAGTCGGTACAATAACTTGACCCTTACGATTCTCTTGTAAAGTGTTAAGTATTGCAAGTTGATGGTCACGAAGTTGAATCATAAAATAATAACCATAATAACTATTATACCATAAAAGGTATTTAAACGCCATACAGACGCTTACACGTTCATTATAAGGACACTTTAGACGACCCCCCTATTTCTTCTTATTTCTCCTAGTTATTTCTTTCTGAGTTATTGGGTACTTTAATTCACTTTCTTTTGTTTTGCCTGTTGCTTGAAGTCTCTAGTCTCTAAGTTTCTTTTCACCCTTTTTAACTAGATTTAATCGCTCTCTATGTGTTAATCCACTTGCTTTTTGTGGTTTATAATTAGGATCAACTGTTTTCTTCTTAGTTGATAACAACTCATCTGCTGTTTTAGTTTTAGCACCAGATTTTGCTGCTCTTCTTTCTTTTGCTGCCTTACGTTGTGCTTCCCTTGCTGATAGGGCAGCACTTCCTCTTGCTTTTTCAGGTTGTTGTTGATTTCTTGATCTTGGTTTGTTAGTACCAATATCTGCTCTAGGTTTATAATCTGCTGCTGGTGCAGTTTTACCTCCACCAACTGCTTTAACTCTAGTCTTATCAATATCTCTCTTCTTGCGTGACGTGCGAATACGACCACCTTCTCCAGGAGCCCTAGATGCTTGACCTTCTAGTTCTTTATCGTATGCTTCAGCAATAAATTGTTGAAAAGACTTCATTAGATATATCTTTTTAGTTATTTAGTATCATCCTTCTTAGCAGCACCTTTAAAGACTAAATCATTATCATAGAAATACTTTACTCTTTCTCTTCTTAATCGTTTTAATTGATCAAATTCAGCCTGTTGTTCAGGAGTATATACAAAGTTTTGTTCCCTCCAGACTTTATTTAATTCTTTTATTTGTTTAAGAATTTCAGATGGTCTCATTATGTTAATTAATAATTGTAAAATAGGGACACTTTATGCGTCCCCCTTTATTAATAATCTGGTAATCTTCCCTCCTGTGATTTATAATCTCCCACATTAGATACTATCTTTTCATCTTGATTAACATCATCATATTGAGCATAATGTTGTATCTCTCTTGTTCTTCTATGCTTAACATACTTTAATTGATGCCAACACTCTTCATTACATAATAATAATGTATGAATCATCTTATGTCTCATTGGTTTACCACTAGAATATATGCAGTTAGGTTTATCCCTAACATTAGTTTCTATAGTAATATATCTGGATAAAGAATTCCATCCATCCTTAATACGTTTTTCATTATCTATTGGATCTCCCTTAAAGTATACCCAACCCTCTTCAATGTCTCCATTTGGTCTATTCCAAATGACGTAATCATCTACTTGAGGTTCATACATTTATCTGTCTAATTGAGCGAGTCCTTCATCCAATGTTCCTACTGGAACTGCTCTTAATCTATCTGGTGCAATATCACCACGTTCAAGATAGAATTGTATCCACTCATCACAGGCTACTTTACCCAAATTATCTGACTTAGGATCAATACTAGTCCATCCATTTGTAGATAATTCTTGAATCTTCCAACGTTTTTCTTGAGTCATTAGATAATAATCTCCAGCACTAAGTATATATTAAAATACCCTATCAGTATAACCGATAGGGTACTAAATGTCAAATAAGGAACTCAGCAATGTAGTAATCAACAGTGATTTCTAACGCAGATGCCTCCTTTTCACATTCAACAATAAACTTTTCAATCATTTCATCAGTTTGGTTTAAATGATCTTTATTCACGAAGATACCTCCTCACCTGATTTGTTGAATGATTTGTCTAACATTGGCACATAAAGTTCGCCATCATCTTTTAACATAGCGAGCATATTATTGAACCACTCATTGTTCATGTGATGCTCTTCAAACGTCAACCCTTTTATGTAAGATTGACTCCACTCGTGATGGTATGCCATGAAGTAAATTCGTTTAACATTTATATAATATATATTCCCGAATGAAAGTCAAGAAACTTGTGCCAGTTCTCTAATTGCCACCATCTTTGTAAAAAGCCCATCCATATTATAGAACAACTTATAATTCTCTGTTGTTACATAATGTCCTTTAATATCATTACCATCACAATGCCATCCATATGATTCAACCTTTTCTTCTATACCATCTATTCTCATTTTCTTACTACCATCTAAGTAAGATAGGTATCGTTCGTCTAGGTTAATCATAGTTTTAAGAGGAATGTGAGGATATTATAACATAATGTATGTAATATATCTATGAATTTAATATTCTCTTTAGACTCACGCAATACTATTTAATAATATCTCTGTCTATAATAATCTTCACCAACTTGTACTTCAATAGTATCAAAGATTCTATTTAATGAACGAGCAAACATTCTGTAACCTGATCCAACATATAATTGGCCTGCTACTACAGAGAATGTTGCAATACCCCAGAAGATATAATAAAATTTAGATTTAACTTGGTTACGTTGTTTCTCTTTAGTAATCATAATTAATCCTCAATAAATTTTCTAGGGTTTGTCATGTCTCGAGCCATCTCAAGAACCTGATCTCTAATTTGCATCAAGTCATCATAACATTGTTGATTGTATGCACAACTACGGAGATGATTATCAGGTTTAATTAACGACTCAATGAAAATAGCATGAGCAGCATCCCATCTCTCAAAAGGAGTTAATTTTTCATCCAGCGATTTCTGATCCTTCATTTAATTCACATTCAGGGGTTCCTTGAATTAGTATTTCAACTATTTCTGTTTTAGCATCTGATTTCAAATACTTATCAGCACGAACACTCTCTATGAGACTTTGAACATCCGAACAACTTATTAAAGTAGCAATTAGAATTTCCATCACATTAGAGTGAGTGACTGAAGTATTTATTTAATGATCTCCCAATCCTTATCATCACTCTCCATCATAGAGAATAGATAACGACCAGAGATAGAGGATAGAAATACTCTACCATCCTGACGATTATCCACCTTGCATGAATGTAGTCTATCCATTTTATTCACGAAGCGATTAGTGGCTTCAAGTGATCTAGGTTTGACGTAGAGAAATTCAGATTTCATTGAAAGATTTGAATTAACGATAGTATAACATAAAAAAAGAGGGATGTAAATCCCTCTTGTGCCAGTTAGAAACTGGATGTAATTAAATAGGCAATTCTTTACTAACTTTTTGAAGAGCAGCTCCCTTCTCAAGGTTAGCTTGTTTGAATACCA